TGGAGAAGCACCAGGAAGTATTGAATCAATACTATAGCGATCAGTATTCTTTTGCTCAACAAATCCAGACTCAGAAATAGATCCAGATGCAATATAAGTTTGAGGTGTAAATGCTTCTCCAGCAGTTCCTGTAATATTAAAGGCACCGAAAGAAGTCAGGAGTGTTTGTAGGAATCCATAAGAGTCAACTTCATTAGCAGATGCAATTATGAGTCCATAATCTTCTGTCTCATCTGCGGAGGCACTAACTAATCCATAATTAATTGAAGACTCAATAGAAGTATCAATTGCCGAAGAATCAACTCCATAGAAGTCAGTAATTGCTTCTCCACCAACTCCAGATGCAGAAATTGATCCTGATCCAATTTGAGTAAATTGCGCCTCAATCCTGTTACTGGAAGATCCAGAAATCTGAATCGTACCATAAGGATATACAGTCTCTCCTGCCGTATAGAAGACGTAATGATAATCTTCCGATTGATCTATACGAGCAGTAACTAATCCATAGGATTCAGACTCTGTTGCTGATGTATTAACGGTTCCATAGTCTTCTGGAGAACCACCAGGAAGTATAGAATCGATACTATAGCGATCAGTATTCTTCTCTTCAAGAATACCAGATTTAACAATGGATCCAGAACCAACAAATCTCGATTCAAATTTATCTAATGCAGTTCCACTAATATTAAAGAGTCCGTAAGGAGTGATTACTGGGTACAGGAATCCATAAGAATCAACTTCCGTTACTGCATCAATGACTAATCCATAGTCTTCAGTTTCTGTTGCTGCTGATGCTACTGATCCATGATCAATAGAATCCTCAAGTGAAGTGTCAATTGCAACTGTATCAATGCCATAAAAATCAGTTATTGCTTCTCCCTTGATTCCAGAAGCACTAATAAGTCCCGAACCAGTAGCAGTTTGTGGAGTAAAACTCTCTGCTCCAGATCCAGAAATTCCAAAAGTCCCATATGGATATACCGTTTCACTATAAAATATAAAGTGATAATCCGTATATTCATTATATGGATCTTGTACTAATCCATAGTCTTCATCTGATGCAAGTAAATTATTATTTCCGTAATCTGTATATTGATTTGCAGGAAGACTGTCCGCTACAGATCCGTAATCAGTATATGTAACAGAATCTGTAAGGAATCCATATTGAATATATGGATTTTCTGTTATTAATCCAAAGTTTTCTGGAGATTCTAAGTAAAGTATAGAATCTAATCCATATGTTATTGTCTTACTTGTAGTTCCGTATGAGTATATTGGTGTAGAGATTAAATCATACGATTCAAATTCATCAACTGAACTTATTATTAAACCATAAGATTCAATAGAGAAAGGATCTTTCAGTCCATATCTAAGGCTTCCATAATCCTCAGAAGTATCAACATTTCCTGTTCTATAGTTTAAAACAGATGGTGGATTAGAATCTAACGTTATCTGCTCAGTAGCAGGAGTTGATGTAACGCTAATTAATCCAAAATTTTCATAAGGATCAGTACTAGAATTAAAACTAGAAGTGATTAGTTCATAATCTTCGATTAGATCTACATTCGCTGCAATAGATCCGTTATCGAACTGACTAAAAATATCTGGGTATATGAATATATTCATCGTACCGTACCCCCAGTCAAGTATGGAGATACTGTTCTTTCATTTCCATTATCAATTTCAAATACTGTTCCAAACCCAATCCAAGTCAAAACGATACCAAAGAAAACAATCGTGATGTCATTCAGATCAAAATGAGGAACAAATTCTTTTATAATAAATTCAGATTCAGATTTACCTTTTAAAGATCCGCATGATCCACTTGAGGTATATACAAATGTATTAATTACAAGTACATCTCCTAAGTTTTCTGAGCAAAATAAAACACACCAAATTCCCCCACAGTTAATAATTTCTGTGGGGGAATCTAATATACTCCCATAATTGTCAGAAAACTCTGTCATTTGCCGTCCTTGTTTAATTAAAAAGGGGAGGCTTTTTATGAAGCACTCCCCTCAAAATCAAATAATAATAGATTTTATATCACTCAAGAGTTACGTTTAGAGTTACCTTAATTTCGTCACCTGGGTTTTGAATGTTGTAAGGACCGTTTGTAAATCTTTCAGCGTAGAAGATGCTATTAAACAGAGTTGCGCTTCCTATTCCCTGGAATGAAGGAGTTGTATAGAATTCAGTTGCACCAGGAACACTGAATACAGTGTAGGTTTGTGCTACTGAAGTAGCTCCTTGTCCAACAGGAGATGCGGTGTTGCCCGTATTAGGGGCAATATAAAGAACATCACCAGCATTTAATCTATGAGCAGAAGTTCCCGTACCAATCTTAGAATAAAGGAATCTAACTGTTGATCCAGTAGCAACCTGAATGTTAGCAAGAAGAGGTGAATCGATATAAATTCTATTTGTACTTCTATCAACACCAACAACTCTTGCAGTAGACGCAATACCCACAGTTTGTCCACCCAATGCAAGGTGAGTTACGCCCATTCCAGTTGTAACGTCATCGACATTAATTGTTGAGTCAATGGTAAAGTAGTTGTTTCCAACAATTCCAATTGTGGGATTTGAATCATTACCCTTATTAACTGCAGTCCCAATTGCAACAGTTGCTGCATCAACAACACCAAGAAGTCCTACAGGAAGGTTTTGTGCTCTTGATAGGTAGTAACCATAGATGTTACCAGCATTCGTATTTGAACCAGTGCTTCCAGTAAAAGTAAATGTTTGTTCTGGATAAGTTGCGGTAATAGTTGTTCCTGCTGTTCCAGACTTAATAATTCTCCAACGAGATCCATTCAGAAGAATGCCGTATGCATTAGTAAAATTCTGAGTGGATTCTGTTCTTGCATTACCTACTAATGGGTATCCAGTAACAGCTGCTGTACCATATCCACAAGATAGTGCTGCGTTGCCGCCAGCATATGGTTCAAAGTATGCAAATCTACTGGGAACATTAGAATCCTCAGGTACAGTGTTTGAAGAATATAGTTTTAAAACTAAGTTTCTTGGATTGGTTGCGGCAAGATCAAGCACATGATTATTTGCGCCGATAAGATATCTAAGAGATTCTTCCTCACCAATCGCTGGTACTAATAGTGCCATCTAAACGTCTCCGTGTTCTCTTGGTAACTAGATTTATTTATCAGAGTTTTAATTTTAAGGAAATCAGAAATCTTTTTATATTTATTGAATAATCAACGTCAAATCTTAATACATCTCCTGCTCGAAGTGCAGTATCCCAGCCTACTAAAGTATCGTCAAAAGCTTTATTTCCACTATTAATTTGTGGTTTGTTTCCTCCACAAATTGAAGTAAAGGTTGGATAAGAAGTAAAATCTGATTTAAGTATATCAACTCGAATATTTCCAGTTTCTTCAGAAAATATTTTCCACGACTCTATAATACCACTCACATCAATTGTAAGATTACCTTTTGTTCCCGCTGTCATATCAATATTTCCACTATCAACAATAAAATTAATAGTTCTTGTTAAATCTGCAGTGGTAACAAGTGCAATGATAAAAATATCATCTGCTGCCTGTGGGGCAACAGTAAAGATTACACTTGTTCCAGAAACTACATAATCTTCTGTTGGTTCAAGAAAAAGATTATTTTTTCCTACTAAAATTTGTTGATCATTAAGTGGAGCATATGTATTCGCACCATCATATAATGTAAAAGTTTTACCAATACCGTTATAACCAGGAGCGGTTGATAATAAAATATTGGTATATTGAATTGCCTTTGCTGGAATCTGATAGTTGACTCCTAAATCATATTTTGTAGGAGCACCTAGAGTAACTCTTTTTCTATTTTGAGAAACGGTTACGTTATATCCTGTCATAGAGTAACTCCAGGACTTACAAGAACATTACCCTGAATCACTCTTGTTCTTACATTAGTCGGAGAAGTTAAAGTAATATCATAAACATATCTTCCCTCAGAAATTTGAGAACTAACTGATCTTCCCATTCCAAGAGTAATTTCGCCAGCAAGTCTATCAACAAAACTAACAGCGAATGGATATGAAGTAGTTGAAGTATAATTTTTTCGCATAAAACATGACGACGCATATCCCGTAAGATTTAAGGGAGTACCGTCATCATTTCGGATAGTAAAGTCTACTTCATAGTCCGTTCCCTGTTCAAGGGATAAATTAATATTAATCGCAGGCATTGTGCGTTTATACTATTTCTTATAGATTATTTATCCAAAACCCTTTGATTGTTTTTTATCCAAAACTTCAATGATACCTAAACTTTCAAGAGGAGCTTGCATCCATTCCATTTGAACATCTATATAATAGTCAAAAATTTTATGAGTTCCATCTGCATAGACAAACTTGTACAAGTGTTTATCATATGGAATATCAGAAGTTTGAGTGAATGTCTTTATGTTGCTCATCTTTTTTATTTTTATTACGAATTTGTTTAGATGGAAAGTAAAGTTGAGGCCAAGTGTCTCTAATTATTTCTGCAAGTTTATATGGAGTTGTAGACGATATCATAGATCTTGGGTAATTGACATTATAAACATGAAAAATCCAAAAAGTATAAAACTTATAAGAATGAAGAACATAAAAAAGGAGTTCTTTTAGAACTCCCTTATTTATTTTAGAGTGCGTTGCCTCTTGGAAGAACTTCCTCTGGGAACACAAACTGTTCATGAGGTTGATCTACTGGTGCCAACCACGCTCTAAGTCCTTCATTAAGGAGGATATTCTTTGTGTAGAACGTTTCAAACTCTGGGTCCTCTGCCGCTCTGATTTCCTGACTCACGAAATCGTAAGCACGAAGGTTAAGAGCCAAGCCAATAATACCAATGGAAGAAGTCCAGAGACCCATAACTGGGACGAAGAGCATAAAGAAATGAAGCCAACGCTTGTTACTAAAAGCAATGCCAAATATCTGCGACCAAAAACGGTTCGCAGTAACCATTGAATATGTCTCTTCCTCTTGAGTAGGTTCAAATGCTTTGAAAGTGTTTGATTGATCACTGTCTTCAAATAATGTGTTTTCTACAGTTGCTCCATGAATCGCACAGAGCAGTGCTCCACCCAGTATACCAGCAACTCCCATCATATGAAAGGGGTTGAGTGTCCAGTTGTGGAAACCCTGAAGAAATAGAAGAAACCTGAAGATTGCTGCTACGCCGAAGGATGGAGCAAAGAACCAACTCGATTGTCCCAAAGGGTACATCAAGAATACAGAAACGAATACTGCAATCGGACCAGAAAACGCAATGGCATTATAAGGACGGATACCCACCAGGCGAGCAATCTCAAACTGACGAAGCATAAATCCAATCAGTGCAAAAGCACCGTGGAGAGCAACAAAGGGCCAAAGCCCTCCAAGTTGACACCACCTGACGAAATCTCCTTGAGCCTCAGGACCCCAGAGAAGCAGAAGAGAATGACCCATAGCGTCTGCTGGAGTACTAACTGCCGCAGTAAGAAAGTTTGCACCCTCAAGATAGGAAGATGCCAAACCATGAGTGTACCAACTCGTAACGAAAGTTGTCCCAGTAAGCCAACCACCAAGAGCAAGGTAAGCAGTGGGAAAAAGAAGAAGTCCAGACCAGCCAACAAAAACGAAACGATCTCTTTTAAGCCAATCATCCAAGACATCGAACCACCCCCTCTGAGTTTGTTGAGTAAATGTTGATGAAACCATAAGCACCTTTAGTATTTCTCATATTTATCTTAACATACCTTAACAAAAGAGTCAATGAGAATTTTTACTCATAAAAAAAGAGATCCGAAGATCTCTTTTGATTTATTCAGTTTAAGAAACTCAACCAATAGCAGGTGCGGTGAGAGCAACAGGAGTCATCTCAGCAGCAGCAAGATCTAGTGGGAAATTATGAGCATTTCGTTCGTGCATAACT